GTCGCGTCTGTTTTCCATTCCATTCTTATACAATGGCAGCGCGTCGCTGGTGTTTCACCGTCAACAACCCGTCCTTCGTCGCGGCCGAGCTCCCGGCCTTCTCTCACGAGCGCTTCGTCGCGTGGCAACTGGAGAAAGGCGACGAGGGCACGCTTCACGTCCAGGGCTACATGGAGTCGCTGAAGAAGTCGACGCTGCGCCAAGTCAAGGAGTGGCTCCCTACGGCTCACTTCGAGCAAGCCCGCGGCACCCATGCGCAGTGCGTCGCCTACGTGTCCAAGGAAGAGACGCGCGAAGAAGGTCCCTTCTCGCGCGGCAAGCCCAACACAGAGGACCAAGGCAAGCGCATGGACCTCGACAACTTCAAGGAGGCGATCAAGAGCGGCAAGAGCAAGTTCGAGATCATGGAAGAGTTCACCGAGGTCATGGCCAAGTACCCGCGCTTCTACGGTGAGTTCCTCGACGCATGGGCCGAAGACCAAAACATAAAACTGTCGAGACAGCTAGAGGGCATCTTTGACCTCGAGCACTACCGTGCATGGCAGGAGAGTACACGCAAGCGCTGCGAGAGTCCGAGATCAAGGGCATGGACAGCACCTTCACGCCCAAGTTCGAATGGCAGGGATCCTTCATCAACATCATCGAGGGACCCATCAACGACAGGACCATCCACTGGGTCTACGATCCCATAGGCAACCACGGGAAGACATTTCTCTCAAGGTAAGTTTTAGAGACTCGCTACGCTCGGTCTAAGAAATAAAGATTGGCAGAACCCGCGGGGCACGAGACGTTTTAACCAACCTTAAACGGGATACTTAATTACTTATTGTTTGTTTTGTTTACAGGTGGCTGGTGGAGCACAAGAAGGCCTTCTACTGCAACGGCGGCAAGGCAACTGACCTGTGCCACGCCTACAACGGCCAGCCCATCTGCATCTTCGACTACGTCCGAGATGCAAAGGAGTACGTCGGCTACGGCGTCATCGAACAACTGAAGAACGGAATTCTCTTTTCTCCCAAATACGAGAGTGGATTGAAGCGGTTTGACATACCGCATGTTTTTATCTTTGCCAACTTTTTGTTGGAGGATGGCAAGTTCTCAGCAGACAGGATCAAGCTCTATGAGCTCAACTCCATTGGACAAATCATTTAATTACATTTCAATTTCCAAGAACGTGCTTACTCTTAATCACGATATCAAAACTAGGACAATAAGTAGACGAAACACTAGAAGGATATGGATTGTCCAAATAAACAACGAGAAACTTGTTTGATTTGTAATTAGTATTGAAAATATCATTCTTCAGCAGCGTATCACATGATGAAACTACATTGGTAGCAGAAGCCTCATTAACTCCAACCTTGTTAGCTTCATCATAAGCAGAAACGTAAGTAGAATTCACCATCGACACTGGTTGATGGACAGGAAAATAATACTTCCTTGAAACAGAATGACCACGAGCATCAACGTTAACAGTAGTCTCAGCTGGAATGTGAATCCTGTCATGAAACAAAACCTTCATATGACGAGACTGATCAGAAGCTATATTAGCACTATAAATAGGATTATTCAGCTTCTTAGACCAAAACCTATCCCAAAAATTCTGAGCCTGGGCCTGATGCAGAGTATCAGCAACATCAGGAGAAGTCTGGTTCGTAAACACACCAGTCGAAGGATTGTAAGCAGACCAATTACGCAAAGGTCCGACATCACAATCTCCAAACTCAACCAACATAACATTAATATGATCATCACGGGCAGTAGCGCCTTGAAAAATAAACTCGGCCTCAGTGTAAGCATGAAGATATGCACGATTCGGGGCAGGTACATCAGACCACTTATCAACATGCCATGTGAGTTTACTGCTATCAATACCATAACCAGTAACAGAAGTAGTAGTAGGCATGGGAGCCTGGGCAGATGTCGATGCGATATTACCCCATGCGTACAATCCACCAGAGTTCTTGATCAGTTGATACATTGGTTGAGAAGCAGCATAACCCACAGGGGTAATTGCAGATGACGTATTCACAGACACTGGAAGAGTTGTCAAGTCCCAACAAAACAGAGGAAGAGTAAAGCCGCCGCTACTTGGAGTATACGAGAACACATGCGACAAGATTGTCTCAGACTCAAAATTAAGAGTAACAGAATTAAATGAAGAATGAATACACTGTTCCTTCAGCTTCTGCATCGTGCGCCAAGCAACACGCTGATCACCAGCAGCTCCAACCTTACGACGCAACTTCCTATGCCTTGAAGTCAAAGCGCTATTAGATGTATTCATATCACCAGCATACGAACTCCTCCTGGAGTTCGTATATGTACCACGATCTACTTCCATATTATGTGGATAATAGGAAGAAGAAGTAGAACGCTTACGCTTGCGAGAACGTAAATAATCAATTACTTTACCGGCTCCGTAACCAATAGCTCCAGCTTCAGCTGCGTATCCAGCAGCACGAACGGCGTGATAACCTAGAGCTAAACCAGCAAATGTACCGAAAGGATGTATTCTTCACCGACGTCCGTAACGACGATAACGACGGAGACCGTAAGAGCGGCGCTTATACGAGCGCTTGAAATAAGCCATGAAACGAACTTGAAAACAATGAAAATACTTACCTGATTTTACCTTTTATACCCGTGGTTCCGGAGCGAAACCACCTTCTCGGCAACTACCGAGGATGAAAACGGGAAACAATACGGCGAGTTACACCGCCTCGTACCATAGTATGCGATACATGCTTCCCGTTATCCAATTCCCAAACAAACATCTTGTGTGACCATCCATGACTAACCCACGTAATCTTCGTATACCCTTCGCTATTATGAATCGTAGCTCCTTGAGCAATCTTAGCTCGTACGAAGTTAGTATATTCACGAGGGAATTGGACAGTTAGCCGAGGAATGTACGTCGAATGAGAACGAACGAATTGCATTTTATTATGATTATAACAGATCAACAGGATTTTATAGATATTAAGAAGTGTGAAAAGTTCCCACTTTTCCAATTTCCAGAGGTGGGGGTAATACTGTTCCCCCACCCCTGGAAAAGTGTACAAAAAGTGTGGTCGTACAGTCAAAGTTTGACCGAGTCAAATTTTAGACGACAGGTAGCGTAACCGCTAGGCCGGGCGCTACGACCGCTTCGCGGCAGCTGCCGCGCAGCGATGACTCAAGGTGGCGGTGGTCCCGCGCGGACTATATCTATCGCGTCGCGTCTGTTTTCCATTCCATTCTTATACAATGGCAGCGCGTCGCTGGTGTTTCACCGTCAACAACCCGTCCTTCGTCGCGGCCGAGCTCCCGGCCTTCTCTCACGAGCGCTTCGTCGCGTGGCAACTGGAGAAAGGCGACGAGGGCACGCTTCACGTCCAGGGCTACATGGAGTCGCTGAAGAAGTCGACGCTGCGCCAAGTCAAGGAGTGGCTCCCTACGGCTCACTTCGAGCAAGCCCGCGGCACCCATGCGCAGTGCGTCGCCTACGTGTCCAAGGAAGAGACGCGCGAAGAAGGTCCCTTCTCGCGCGGCAAGCCCAACACAGAGGACCAAGGCAAGCGCATGGACCTCGACAACTTCAAGGAGGCGATCAAGAGCGGCAAGAGCAAGTTCGAGATCATGGAAGAGTTCACCGAGGTCATGGCCAAGTACCCGCGCTTCTACGGTGAGTTCCTCGACGCATGGGCCGAAGACCAAAACATAAAACTGTCGAGACAGCTAGAGGGCATCTTTGACCTCGAGCACTACCGTGCATGGCAGGAGAGTACACGCAAGCGCTGCGAGAGTCCGAGATCAAGGGCATGGACAGCACCTTCACGCCCAAGTTCGAATGGCAGGGATCCTTCATCAACATCATCGATGGACCCATCGACGACAGGACCATCCACTGGGTCTACGATCCCATAGGCAACCACGGGAAGACATTTCTCTCAAGGTAAGTTTTAAAGACTCGCTACGCTCGGTCTAAGAAGTAAAGATTGGCAGAACCCGCGGGGCACGAGACGTTTTAACCAACCTTAAACGGGATACTTACTTACTTATTGTTTGTGTTTGTATTCAGGTGGCTGGTGGAGCACAAGCAGGCCTTCTACTGCAACGGCGGCAAGGCAACTGACCTGTGCCACGCGTACAACGGCCAGCCCATCTGCATCTTCGACTACGTCCGAGACGCCAAGGAGTACGTCGGATACGGCGTCATCGAACAGCTCAAGAACGGAATTCTCTTTTCTCCCAAATACGAGAGTGGGTTAAAGCGGTTTGACATACCGCATGTTTTTATCTTTGCCAACTTTTTGTTGGAGGATGGCAAGTTCTCAGCAGACAGGATCAAGCTCTATGAGCTCAACTCAATTGGACAAATCATTTGATTACATTTTACATTGTAATATCAATTCTTCACGGTATGCTTATTCGTAATCCGGATATCAAAACTCGGATTAAAAGCAGCATTAAAAGAACCCGCATTACCAATATCAGCCCAAACCATAAGATACTTAGTACGACCATAAGCACCATAATTGCAAGGAGTATTAATCTTACCCTGTGGATTAAGGGCAGAAGTCTGTGCTGTAGTACCAACACCAACTTGATTAGCAAGATCATAGGTCAAAGTTTGAAGAGGATCAGAAGCATTATGCACCTCATTAAAACGCCAAAAATACGACTTCTGAACCTGCCTACCACGAGTATCTTCATTATAAGTAGCCTCCGGACCAATCACAATTGTATCCTTCTGAAGAATACGCATATGACGATGACCATCAGAAGGAATATAAGACTTATACAAAGGATTATTAACCGACTTCGAAAAAAAACGATCCCAAAAGTTAGCAGCCGAATCTTCATCGGGGGTAGAGGCATTATCATCATAAAACGTACTAGTCCAAGTTGTGCCAGTAGCATTGGGAACATCATACTGCCGTAAAGGTCCCACTGCACAATTATCAAACTCCACCAGCGCAATATGCACACGAGAAGTACGAGTAGTGGCACCCATGATACTAATACCCACAGAACTCCAATCATGCATAAAGAAAGGCTGCCTACCAGGAGTACTCCCAGAATCAACTACAGCATAGAGTGAAGCGTTATTATAATAACCACTACCTGCCACATTAGCAGGAACAATATTGCCAGCATTATTCACCCAAGCATATAGACCAGTAGTAGCATTCTTCTGCAAAGTATAAAATGGCTTATTATACCTAGGGAAAGTACCATCCTCGCCGGATACAGGCAAACTAGACAAATCCCACAAAACCGCAGGCATAGACGTAGATTGTCCAGGAGCGTATTGGAGACCGATAGACAAATTCGAAGCAGTACCCCAATTAGGAGTAATTGCACTCCAAGCAGTTTTCTGAAACTGCTCACTCAACTTAGCAAGTTTCCGAGCAGCGTGCTTCTTCGAACCAAACACACGCTTCTTGCCACGAACAACCTCAAACTGTTGAATACCGAGCACCGGAGCATTCGTATCACCAGCATACGAACTCCTCCTGGAGTTCGTATATGTACCACGATCTACTTCCATATTGTGTGGATAATAAGAAGAAGAAGTAGAACGCTTACGCTTACGAGAACGTAAATAATCAATAACCTGACCGGCTCCGTAACCAATAGCTCCAGCTTCAGCTGCGTAACCAGCAGCACGAACGGCGTGATAACCTAAAGCTAAACCGGCGAATGTACCGAAAGGATGTATTCTTCACCGACGTCCGTAGCGACGATAGCGACGAAGACCGTAAGAGCGGCGCTTATAAGAGCGCTTGA